GTTTCCCAGTCACGATCCGCAGGTGGCGGAGTGGGTGCTAGTTTTTTTTTAATCAGATGGGTTATTTCAAATGAAGTCAGAAAGTCCGAAGATAAAATAAAAAAAGAATTGATTAGTTATGTCGATAAAAAACATACGGGCGTTGTAGATCAACTAAATGATATTAAAGAAATGTTAAACAGAATCGACCAGAGGATGTTTGAAATTATAAAAAACAAATAACAGATAACTGGTCGGATAAAAACGGCCAACTAAAGGAGAGAATTATGAAGCACGGAATTAAGGAAACAATGGAGTTAATTGATGGTTTAGAAGTAGCACTAGTTGGTGTTATCGGAATTGCAAAAGATGGTTTTAGTCTTGAGCAAGACCTTCCTAAATTGTTGGCTCTTGCAGGTGAAGCTCAAAAGCTTAGCGATGCAGTTGCAGATGTGACTAAGGCTAAAGATGAGTTAATGGATATTGATGTAGAGGAAGCTAAGCAATTAGTTGATAGGCTTTATAAAATGGCCGGAGCTATTGCGCTAGTAAAATAATTATATTAAACTAGTTATATCTACATGTCCTTTGTGGTGTACTTTGTTTTAGGGCTAGAAGTTTTCCTATTAGACTTCTGGCCCTTTTTATTTAAGGAGGTGGGCATTGAAAGAAACTATTATTAAACTTGCTGTAGAACAGTTTATGAAGTGGCTACTAGTTAAGCTTCCTTTTTTATCTTTTGGACCACTTAATTATATTACTAGTTATATTATGGAAAAGGTAATTACTAAGGTAGTTGAGCAGACTATTTTAGGTGTGAAGATTATGAACATAACTAGGGAAGTTAATGATCAGGTTAAGGAAGTAGAAAAGGTAGTAGAAAAAATAAAAAATAAAGAGATTTCAAAAGAAGAAAGGGAGAGTTTAGATGCTGAACTTGAAAAACGGGTTAGTGATCTTATTAAGTTTAATTAGTTTTGGCTGCGCTTTAGTGCCTCCTAATGTTGAAGGCTGTGGAATACTGTCTGAAGGTGCGGCATGTGCTTATACTATTGATGGCCCTTCTAGGCGTTTGAGCCAGTTAGAGTGGGATGAAAAGAAGTTAGGCAATATTTGTTTTGGCCCGCAAGAATTTGGTGAGATTAAAAAATTTTTATTACAGGCTTGTGTAAAGTCTAAGAAGTGTGACATTAAAAAGGTTGAAGAAAGAATAGTAGAATTAAATGAGGTGATTCATGAAGTGGTTAATTAGGATTAAGAAGTTTATACAGGGATTATTTAGGCGTAAACCAATATTAGATGTGGATTATGTTGATCTTGCCCCTGCTTGGGCAAAAATTGCTTATAAAGAAATTGGCGTAAAAGAAGTTTCTGGTAGGGGGGATAACCCTAGGGTTGTTGAATACCATAAGAGTACTAATATGGGCGAGAGTGCTGATAGCGTGCCATGGTGCTCAAGCTTTGTTAATTGGTGTTTTACTCAAGCTGGAATTAAGGGCACCCACAAAGCCAGTGCAAGAAGTTGGCTTAAGTGGGGTATTAAATTAGATAAGCCTCTTCCTGGCTGTGTGGTAGTCTTTTGGCGCGGCAGTAAAGAATCATGGCAGGGCCATGTAGCTTTTTATGTTGGTGAAAATAAGCACTATATAAGTGTGCTTGGTGGCAATCAGCACGACGAAGTGTGTTTACAGAATTATCATAAAGATAAAGTGCTGGGCTATCGGTGGCCCAAGTAGGCCACCTTAGATTTTACTCATTCACTTTTATAAAGACACTCAACAAGATCAACACAAACAGTTTCTGACCATTTAGAAGTAAGTCCATTAGTATCTGTTACATTTATTTTAAAGCATTGGTTGCCTGTTTTTAGGTCAGTCATAGCAAAGGCCAGGCTTTCTATAACGCTTTCATCGCCAAGACTTATTTTTTTATTTATATAAGCCTCTTCATCCATGCTTTCCATTACTTCTACAGTGTAATGAGCTATTTCGTGCATGTATAACTCTGTACCATCTTCTCTTTTGGTTGGCGTGTCCCATGATAGTAAAACGTCCCTACATTCTTTTGCAGTTATGTTGTTATTAATAGTTGTGGTTATTTCATCACAAGCCACTAGGCCAATTAAGGCCATAGCTATAATTAGTTTTTTCATTCGTTCCCCTCCAGGTCTGTTAAATTTCGTTTTTTCCCTCAACATTTCTTTTGATTCTGTCCATAGTTCTTTTTTCTTGCCACATTAAAGCCTCTTCAAGCTTAGTTATGCTTATTGCATTTTCTCTGCACGGAAATTTAGCATTTAAATATTTAAGCATTCTTAAACCGATTCTAATAAACACTGTCCATTGGCAACCTTTACCACCTTCACTTGCTGGTTTAGTCATCATGGTGCAAGACACTGAATCAACATCATGCCTGATATAGATCTTATGATGTGGCCTAATGTCTGTCTCAAACCATTTATAATCCATTGCTCCTGACTCATTGAACATGTCTGGATATTGCTCACGCAAGTCATCCATAACGATAACTCTATTGCCTTCTACTTCTGTCATACCTTTTAATGAATTTAGCATTTTATTTCCTTTCTACTAATTATTAAATCACTTATCTTCATAAATACATTTTTCAAGGTCTATACATGCTTCTTCAGACCAAGGTGAGGTCTGCTGATCGATATCAGTCACATTGATTTTAAAACAATTCTTACCTGTTTTAAGATAGGTCATTGCAAACGAAAGCATTTCTACCACGTTGTCAGCTTCGTCACGCATAACATCTTGAGTGAGGTATGATTCGGTTTCATCATTAAGTCTTGCTTGTATTCTAAAATGGTCTACTTCAAATAAGTGGAAGTTTGTGCCGTCCATTCTAGACATAGGTGTTTCCCATTTTAAAAGCACGTCTTTGCATTCTTTTGCAATTGGTAATTCTGTATTGTAGTAGTTTTTTTCACACGCTGCAGTTAGTACAGCTAGTATTAGTATTAGTTTTTTCATTATTTTTATCCTTTGTGATTTGTATCCTAGTTAGGATAGTTGTTTTTCATTAATAAATTCATAACTTTGTTCAAATATATCTGGCTTACATGGATAAAATTCGCCTTCTAAGCCTTTGATTATCCAGTAGCCCTTACCAACTTCTTTATATCCTTCAAGTGTAATTACGTTTGGATAGTTGAGTGTATTATCATAATTTTCTTTACCAATAAATTGCTCGCATTCAGCATGGTTGGAACCGTTAAATTGAACAGCATATTTTTCTGTAATTTTATTTCTGATTTTTTTGATCATTTTAAACTCTCATTCACTGCAAGACTCACTAAGATAAATCCTATAAATTGGGCCGCAGATAATACAAACCCCAGCCAGTATAATTATTCTGAAATAGATATTGAATACCGAAAGGCATAATTGTGTAAAATGCCATCGCTTGAAAACTGTTGAATAAATTCATTTTGTTACCACCTATTTTTTTAGCCATTTAAATCTCCTACGAACATCCAATGTTCCCTCTCAATATATTTATTGAAATATTCTACAGTAAAAGTTCTATTTGGCGGGTTGCCAAAAGTAAATTCAGTCTGAGGTTTAAAGTATCCAGGAATACCGGGAATATGGCTTACAATCACAAAATCTTCTTCTATTTTTCTGTAATATAATTTTTCCATATTTTTATTTCTCACTCCCTTAAAAACTTGAATAAATATAAATACAACTAACTATAATTATGCACCAAGCGGTTAGGCACCAAGATGCTACTATAAACTCATCCATTTAATTCTCACTCCCTAATTTCACGTCACTAAACCCTCTAGGATAAACCTTTAGAGTTAAACCATTTCCTAGATCAACTATGGTTAATTCCTTAACGTGGACATGGCCACAATGATAAGTAGTACATCCCTTTTCAATTAATAATTTACGAACGTTCTTTTTCATTTTGCGAGTTACTCGGTTAACTCCGAATTGCTCAGCCCATTCAATTAATGGGATAATAAATTTACGCTTAAACTTGGATGCGCCATGGGGTTTAGCCCTATATTTCATAGATTTCTTTTTACCCCACTTGATCTCATCACCATGACCGAATAAGTCGTCATTAATTCTGTAGTATTTATCTCTTGGCTCTACCCGACCATGATTGCCATCTCTATATCTTTTGCCTAACTTTTCTAATAACCAAAGTCTGAGTTGTTTTAATTCTCCCAGGTCATTCTCTTCAGCCCCTGCGAGGTCTACGTTATCGCCGAGATCTATGTACAGCACTCCGTTACGTTCAAACCACATAACCTTTGTTTTATACTGAGCTATAGTTAGTAGCTCGATCGGCGAACCGCAATGATTGTCTGCACCTACTTTTATATTTTGTCCTGTGTACTCTATACTCATTTTATCTCCTAATATTTTTACAGTTTTCTGACATAGTTACCCAACGCATATTCTCTATTTTGTAACCAAGTTCTGAATTTATTCTATCAACCGATGGCGCAAGTGTTCTCTTGTACCCCGAAGATTCCCATACTCTAAATAGTGAATGAAACTTTTTAGACTGTTTTGCCCACTCATAAAACACTTCCTTTTCAAGAAGTTCCTTTCCTGCATACAAATGAAACTTCGCTGCCTGCACTCCTGTTACTCTAGATTTCATATTTCTATACAGTCTCATCAAAAAACCATTTTTTGTTTTTTCATATTTCTTTGTGTGTAAATTATCATTTTTTGCTCTAGCTATTTTTTGATATTTATTTGTCCGATTACGAAATTCTCTATATTCTTTATGTGATTCAAATGATCTCACTCCCATTTCTATTTTCTCTCCTATAAAAAAATGAACTCAAGCGCGGGCCATCGCTACTGGCGGTTTGGCATTTACCTCAAGCATTCACGTGCTTGCTCTTTGGTCACATCTCACTCGACTGCGCGTGTGTCGGGCCAACTTCCAGAGGTTTTTTTTAGTGCTCTTGCACCGCCGCGCTTAAATTCAAGCGTGTTAAATCTTATTTAATTCATCAATATATCTTTTGTTTGCCGCAGTAATAAATAAATCATCATGATATTCAAATTCGGATTCCATTAAATGTGCCTCGGCTTTTCGTTGCGCCTGATTAAAACCATGCACAACTTCTTCTTTTGATATTATTCTTAAGTCATACTCGTCTAACTCAAATGACTTTTGTTTTATATTTATCGTGTCTTCCTCTGGACCACTGCACACTAAAGTTATTTCTGTTTTTGTTTCAGATACAACAAAACCGATAAACACGTTAGCTCGACCTCTTTTAACGCGTTCAATTAATTCAACAAATTTCTTTTGTTTCATTCCAAACCCTCCTCATACCTCTTTTTCAATTGCTCCATACTATCAAGACAAACCTTAAACCCATCTTGATGTTCGCAGACATGAAAGTAGTATTCGCATCTTAGTTGTGCAGTTCGTGGATCATCAATTGCGGTTTGAAATACTTCCTGGTTTTGGAAACACCATAGGTTTATTGCTAGTAGTATTGTTGTCATTTAGTTACCCCCTTCCTTGATTTTCCATTGATAATAATCTCTGTACGGAAAACTTTTTTCAAAATAAGTTCCGTCATCTAAAGTATAACCACCGAGGAATAAAAGTTTGCCGATACCTAAAACTGTTAGGTTATAAAAAACTACTCCCTCAATCACATCGCCTATTTTTATGTCTGTTGGTTTCATCTATTAACCTCCCATTTCTTCAGCACATATTTATTAAACCAGTCTTGAAAATCATCGTCATAGATATTTGACTGCACAAGATAAGCTTCAAATTCAAAAGATATTGAATGATAAGCATCACTCCAATTTCGATACTCAATAAAGCCCAGAATAAATTCATAAACATATGATAGATAAAACTTAACTCTGCCTAGTCTTTCCATTTGTTTTAAGTGTTCGTACTCATGCCTCAATAGACGCATATCTGCATCAAGGCCCACTATATAAATATTCGGATAGATAGTAATGGCTTCAATGCGCATCCAATTTGGGAATAGCCTTGGGAGCCAGTGGTTATATTTTATTTTCACGCCAACCCCTCGTCGTTTTCTTGAGCTACTTTTGCCATTAAAAAAGCTTTATAGATTTGCTCCAATAAATACCTAGTAGCAATTGCATCCTCTTTATCTTGAAAGCTTCCAATATGAACATTAAAGCCGTTTACAACTAGAGACGATAACCATTTATTTTGATTCTTATGATAATAAACGCCCTTAAAACCTGATGTATTATTCCTAAATACTCTAGTATTTAATATTTGAAGCTGCTGCGGTGCCCACCTACAATTATCTTTATAATATCCCTTTGTATTGTCAATTCTGTCGAGGCTCATGCCCTCATGTCTTCTGCCCATATCTTTAAGAAAATCTTTAAAACTATTTTTCCACGCAAAACACACTCTTATCTCAGAATAGTAACCAGTTGTTTTTTTATCTCTATCAAGCATTGTTCTCCATGAGTTGTACTCTCTAGACCTAAAACTTCTCAACGAATGTCCGTGCCTATACATATTCTTTGCCCTCAATCTCATATGCCCAACCAATGTCTTTGCAATCTTCTGGTTTTATGTAATATGTTTTCATCTTAATTTCCCATAATTTTCAAAGTCACTGCAAGCCACAATATTAATGTGACAGTGCCTAGGGTTAATAAGAAAGCTATTGTGTGAATTAATAAATTACTCATCTTGTTAATTCCTTTATTTGTCTTTAAATTTTTCACGATTCAAACCTTCCATGTGACTCAAGATAATCCGTCTCTGCTCATCGATTCGGTTATATAAAAACGTCAACTCGCAATGTTGAACCAAAGCGTATTTTTCGGCGTCGTATGACTTCTGTTCGCGCAAGTCAGCACGTAGATCGTTAACTGTAACCACAAGCTCCCTTACCCTGGCCTGTGCATGGCCAAGGTTAAAAGCAAGCCTAGCATTTTCTTCTTCAAGCGCAGCAATTGTAGACACTATTTCTTCCCCATTAAAATATTTCTCATAGGATTTTTGTAGTCTCCTTCTGACACACCTGGTGTCCTTAAATGTATTTCTATTCCGCTAAATAAAAAACTCAACGGTTTAGGTCTCATATTCATATAATAACTAAGACAAGCTGTTTTTAGACCAAATAAATCTAAACCTTCAGAAGTCGAGCGCGCAGCAACTTTACCTGGCGCTCTCATCTCAATATATACCTTGCGAAAAGACACACTCCTAACGTCCATTTTATCTTGTCCCTTGCTAGATAGCTCTACGGTAGCAGCAAAGTTGTTCGGGTAAATATTTCTCATGTAAGACTCAGCAAGTATTTTAAACGAGAAAGGGTTTAAGCCAAACTTATTCATGGTTTGAAAGCTTACTTCTCTCTCTGAGAGTGATTCTCTAGTATCAAATGCCATCGGTTAACTCCTTTAACTTTTTAAAAATCTCTTCGTAATTTTCTGGATAAATAAACTCCGCAAAACCACCAGCTTTTTTTATTTTATTTAACTCATGTGCTTGCAGTTTCTCACGTCCTTTTTTAGCGGTCCATGAATCCCTGTCCTTTTTAAACTCTAGCGCCACAAAAGTCCCTGCTATAACGCCTATCCGGTCAGGTAAAGCTCTTATGGAGGAGTGTTCTGTTTTCATAAACCAATATGATAATGGTATTTCCTTAAAAACTTTCATGGCCTTGCGTTCAAAAACAATTTCTAACAAGCTAACCCCTCTTTCATATCCCACACCGCAAGCGATGTAAAGCTATGTTCTATTGACGCGGTAAGTTTTATATCACTAAACCCTTTATATATGTCAGCCATAACTTCTGCGTACTTCTCTGCAAGCTCCATGTGCTCAGGCTTGAGTTCAGTTAACAATTCATCATGGATCAGGGCTATAACTGGAAAGTAGTCTAGTTTATTTTCTTTATATATACGCGTGAAAGCATACTTTAAAGTATCGGCCCCTGTACTTTGAATTAGATGGTTAACTGATTTGTAGCTCTCACCCCTTCTGAAGTGTAGAATCCTGCCGTACTTATTTTTTATATATCCTCTGGAATTTGCCACTTCTTTGACTTTTTCCATAAACCTCTTAACGTTGGGAAGTCTTGCGTAATATAGCTCTCTCATATAAACAGCTTCTTTTAATGATACGTCTAGCATCAAGGCAAGCTTTTCATTGCCTGCCCCGTATAACAGAGCAAAAGAAATATTTTTGGCTTTTTTTCTACTTACGCCTAGCATATCTGCCACTGTTTGATGTACATCCTCTCCGTCCATAATTGATGCAATCACTTTCTCCTCGCGAGCATAATCCATAAATAGTTTATACTCTTGTTGCCTGTAATCGATCGGTACAAAAGCATTTCCATCACGAGGCTCGAAGCAACCACGTATGTGATATTTATTATATTTGTCTTCCTCACTGTCTTCTTTAGATAACTGCTGAAGGTTAGGGCTACGGTACGCAAAGCGTCCGGTGACAGTGCCTCCTGCGTCGGCGTCGGCGTGAATTATATTATTAGCGTCGGCTCTATGTAGAAATGTTGTGTAAAAGGAGCTTATTCTTTTTTCGAAAAATCTTACTCTGTTGATAAGACTAGCCGTCGGCGTCTTGATTTCCTTAAGTGCGTCCGCTCTGAACGAGGGATTTCCTTTGTCTGTTCTTGGATACCGCTCTCCAGCTGCGTCAAATATTTCTGTAAATAATTTTGGTGAGTCTTGATATGGTCGGCCTGTGATCTTCTTAAAATCTTTCTCTGCATCTTCTTTTTTTCCGATCTCATATTTCATTGCCTCGGCTGTGTACTCACGTCTTAATCTGATACCACGAGCACGCATTAATAAACAAGGCTTAACCAAGGTTATCTCATTCCTATAAATGTTAGCCATACAATTCCTCTCGCTGGCTTAAACCTATTTTTAAATGAAGTTCTGCGTCAACCTCTGCGTACTCCGCAAGAAGCTCAAAAGGAACTTTCTCGAAATGTTTTCTTTTTGTTTTTGTTTTTTTCCCTGGCGTTTCAACCATCGTATAGAGCCTGTTCTGTGTGATGCACTCCTCAACGATGTCTAGCTTATTTAAACCCCTTCTCTCTGCACACTTTGAAAGGGAATAGTCTTTAGGACCAAGGTTATTCCTTAAGATTCTCTCACTATTTTTTGTACAGATAACGTCACCAAATATTTCAACACCTTCTAGTAAGAGCTTTTGCGTGTCATAAGAAGCGTTATGGATAAACCATGTAGTTTTTGGATTATAGAAAACTGGAGCAAGCTCTTTGAGAACATCGTAAGGAAGTACGTACTCGCTTGGCGTGTAGTTACCAAGATAATCAACACCGCCAAAGAAATTGAAATAGTACGACTTAGTCATAGTTGCAAACGATAAAGCAAAAAGCCTATCGTCAAAGTCAACTCCGAAGCCTTCAGAATCAAGACCAATGTAATCCCATCCCCGAAGGCTATCGAGAGCCTGCTCCAAATTTTCCATTGTTATTTTCACTACTTTGCTTTCTTATTAGATTTTAGCGCTTTGAAGCCTTTAATACCTTCTTTTAGTAGAGCATTAATAAACTCACCACGCGACTTAAAGCCTTCAAAACTATAAAACTTCTCGATATGCTTAATAAATGACTCATTAATGCCACGGACATATAAAGTTTTTTTACTTACTTCTTCTTTTACAACTGTTTTCCTCTTCTTCATTATTTCCCTCTTCTATCATTATGAAACTTCGTTAATAAAGTCACTGCACTTGCCAATTTTGTAATGGCTAAACTTAAGCCATTTTCTCTCTCATCAGAGGGAAGGTTAAGTTCATACTCTGAAAGTTCACTGTGAAATGTTGCAATCACAGGAAGCATTTTCTTAATATCAAGCATAGAAAATTTCTGCGGAACTACATCTAAATTTCCTTCGACTTCTTCAACTGTTGTTACTTCTTTTTTCTTCGGCTTCATTTCTTCTCCTTAGTATTTACCAATATTCTCTGCGTGATTTTTAACTTCACGATCTGGATTTTCTTGTGATTTATCTGTATTATCTGCAACCGCAGCGCCTTTTTTTACCATTTTAAACCATGATAATGCCTCTGCAATTTCTTCTTTTGTAGACATTCTCGCAACCGACACATCTTGTACGCAAAAATCTCCGTCATCATTTGAAACACTTTCAATGTTTAGATCTAAAGTCTTGGCTGGTGGCACAAGGCCTTCGGCTCTATTGTTAATGTAACAAACTGTAGCTAGTTTTTTTCCTGCACGTAGTGATGAACGCCTAAAATCTAAAACATATGGCAAACTCACGCCTTCTGCTAATTTACTAGGGAGTAAAACGTAGAAAAGCATAACTCTGTCTCTTGAGATAGATCCAGGCCCCTTACCTTCGTTATTAGGAAGGTCATCGTTATACCCTGGAAGCAATGGGTTATCTTGGATATCATAGGTACTATTGTAGTCACGTTTTCCTTTTGCGTTTATTGTGTATTCCACCCAATTTTTTTCCAAATGAAACGGAATGAATTGTACTGGATGTTCCATATTCCCAAAAATCTCACCATTTACTGAATCGTATATGTCACCGTAAGCACATTTACCATCTTTCAATCTTTTAGAGGTGTGTTGTGTTACCAAAATTTTCGGAATTAAAATATCTTCCGAGGTCACTGTCGGTGCTACCCCCCATGCATCCATGTCTACTGCTTCTGCAATTGCATTTGATTCTTTTTTCTTTACTTCTTTTGCCATTGTCTTGCTCCTTATTTACTTTTTCGAAAACTCGTTGATTTTTGTATCGTTGGTTCTTCTAACGGAATATCAAACACAACACCTTGCATGTCAACACCATCTTGCACTGCCTGCTCTTTGCGACATAAGAAGTCGTCATATTCTTTATTATAAAAAGAATTTAATGTGGCATGGTTCACAGTGATAAGAGATGTCAGAAAATCGTCTCCGTATTTATTCTTTACCCACTCAAAAAGTTTTTTCTTTTCTTCGATGGTTTTACACACCTTAACTACTTGTTTATGTACAATAGAAAATGTTCCTAAGCCCTCGACTGAATATTTCTTTTTACCTGCTGCCTCTAGGGCTTGCATTACCTTGCTCTCTAAAGCGCTAAATTCTTTATAAAGCCCTGTTGATTCTTTCTTTTTTTCTTCGTAAGCCTCTTTAGCTGTACGCATTTCTTTAATTAATGCGTCCATTTCACCCAAAGAAAGCTCTTTTTCTTCTAGGCCCCAGTCGCCAAATTCAGGGTTTACAGACGTTTCTTCCATTTTATTATCTCCTCTGATATCTTTTGTTTTTTCTCAAGTGCTTCACACACCAACTCATCAATAGTGCCAGGTGACACTATATTAATTCTTGTAATTTTATCGTGTATTTCAGAGCCTTTTCTGTAATTCCTGGCTTCTGATTGAATATCAGAACCAAGTTTAAAGTCTCTTGAATAGTAAATAGAATAGTTAGAAGCCACCAAATTTACGCCAATACCTAAGCTTGCTTGATTCCCAATCATCACTCTACAACCCACATCGTTATTAAATTTGTCTATATTAAGTTGTTTATTTTTAGCACTAACGCCCCCGTGCCCCTCGGTGTAACCAAGGCCCAAGTCTTTACAAACACTGGCTATTTGTTTGTAGTTAAACTTAAAATTGGCCCATACAATTACTTTACTGTTTGGTGCAATTTCTTCTAGTAAGTCTTTTAAAATCTCTAAGCGAGGATTCTTCTTAATCTCTATTTCCTCGCCATCTTCTGTCTTTACGAAACCAGTAACTACCTGCTGCAAGCGTAAGGCCTTCGTAATCGCAAGCTGTGCAATAACAGCCTTTGGCTCGCCACTAACGTCAAGCTCATCAAGATACGCAATAAAGTCCTCTTTTAGCTCTTTATAAACTTTCTTTTGGTCAGTAGACATCAGCGCATACCTATACTCAACTGTGAGGTCTGGAAGATCTGTTAAAACATCCTTCTTTTTTACCACCATCATTTTTTTAGCAATAATGTCAGAAATAACCCCATATGTAGACACCCTGGGCTGCCAATCAGGGAAATGATTCTGGTTCCCTGACCAAGAAGCATTTTTATCTTCAAAATATGTATTTCTAAACCAGAAAAAATTACGTCCAAATGTTGAAAACTTATCTAGATACCCGTCCATCGCTCGGTACTGCATAAACAAGTCCATTGCATTATTTAATATTGGCGTACCAGATAACAAGTACCTATGCTTGCAGTAAGCACTATCTGCAATGGCTACAACCGCTTTTGCGCGTGTCGACTGCGGGTTCTTGATTAGATGAGCTTCATCCAACACACTTATCTCGATCTTATGCCTAAGTAACGCGTTTAAAAGGTCTTTGTTGTTCATAACATCATAGTTTGTAATAAAAATAGTAGGAAAACCCTCACGGGCTTGAACCATGGAAATTCTTTTTTTCACCGAACCTTTTAGTACCACAATACTTGATTTAGGGATCTTAGAGAATAACTCAAACTCACGCTTCCAGTTCTCCAACACCACTAAAGGCGCAAGAACCAAGGTGTTCATTATCCTATCGTTTTCAGCAAACCTTGCACGTAACATCTGAATTACGGCGCAAGTCTTCCCAAGGCCAGGCTCCCAGGCTAAGTAAAGGTCACTCTGGTAAGAAGACCTAGATAGTATTTCTTTTTGGTGTTCCATTAACTCAAATCTAATCATTTAAACATAGTACCTTATAGTTGAGAGCAGTGCAATCATTAATTTCACTGCTTTCAGATACCGTATTCATTCTCAACTAGTTTTAAACCTCTGAACCCCCGTATAAGTTTTCCTCTATGGTCTCTTATTTTTACATCTTTTGCCACAACTTCGCCCTCACCGTTCTTATCAAGTATTCTTTGTACCTTTGTGTTCAACTCCCTTGAGAATTTTCGCTGAGAATATGAGCCACGAACCCCAGTGTTTTTTAAATAGTGCAAATAATTGCGATGCAGTACTGTATAAGATGTGATTGTGTTCATATCGTCGCAGGATGTCCATTCTGTTTCAGCCTCCAACCATTGAGCTAATGTGTCATTCTCATCTATAATATCCTCTAGTGTCTGACTACTGGTTTTAGGAACAATGAAGTGACCTCTTTTTTTAAGGTTTTTGTATGCATCAATCAGAGTGTTAAAGATGCCTGGTGCTTCTTCTGCAAGTATTTTTTGCGCAAGGTATGGGTCTCTTTTGGAGATAGGTACAAAATAATCAAAGTTGATAAAGAGTAAACGCCTCCTAAGTCCACCCGTTCTGTCTAAAATAACAGGAGGCTCATTCATGGCTACAAATAAGACCGATGTCCAATGAACTGACATACTTTTTCCATACAACTCTCTTACATCAACAATACCGCCACCCGACATATTCTTTAAAACACTTGCCACCTTCTTTGTAATTCTACCGTCTGACTCCTCACAAATATTCATTGGCTTATTAAGAGCCTCGAATCTCACACCTTCTTTACTGGCTAGTGCCTCCAGAGGATAGCCACTAACCGCATTCTCAAAAAATAAACCTCGAATAATATTAAGGTAAACAGACTTTCCGTTCGCCCCATCACCAATTAAAATAGCGATCTTCTCATAATTAGCGCCCTCACTTGCTACGCCATAACCAGAAAACTCCTTCAAAGTCTGGATACGTTCTTCATCACCTTCTAGAACCTCGTTCACAAATGCATCGAATTTTGGACATAGAGCCTTTGGGTCATAATTAAAATTTGTCTTAAAAAAGAAGTAATTATCTGGGCTATGCTCTGTCACCTCACCCGTGCGCATATTATAAACGCAATCCTTCATGTTTACCTTGCCTTCTATACTCTTCTCGGCAACTTCTTTTGAGACAATATTATTCACACGTACCTTGTTGTCAAACTCACGCCGATGCATATCCTTACAAGATGGGTTAAAATGTTTCTCAGCAAATATCATTGGAAATTTAGAACCCATCGGAACCCATACACCGTCCTCATACCTAAAAAGCCTGTTATCCTCTTCAAAGCACACATATCTATGCTTTTTCTTGAAGTACTTAAGCAAATCTTCATAATTAGGCGTCCTGGAAATAGATCCATCTTTTCGTATCTGGATATTGTAAAAACCTGTGTCCTTAGTTCCAATATAGTCATCACCCTTAATCGTTACAGGTGACTTCTGCTTACCGTAAAACTTACAGTTATGACAATTGGCCCATATACTATTTATGTTCTGGCAAGTCCTGGGACCAGAAGAAGTCTTAGCCTGCTCAAACTTGTCATTCGTATCCTCTCTTGTGTAACTACTAGCTCCTTTTGAATACTCATGAGCCAGTGTCAAGCCGTCACGTAGAGGTGCAAGAATACTCAACATTGCATACCATTCAGGCTCCGCAATCTTGTCTGGGTTTTCTTTGCAGTGTTGTAAAAAAGCACAGCCCTCTAGTACCGAATCAGTATCATGCTTAAAACTACTCAAAAATGATGGATCAATTTGATCGCTCAGCGCAACAACTGGTATCCCGCTGGCCTCTCGAAGATTAAACCCCTGGCACTCCATATGCCCCTGAATTATATGCGCCATTCTTTCCGGCTTATTAGGCTTCTTATTTACTGTATTAGGCATTCGCATTAACCGTGCACCACTAAACACACTAGAATCAAGGTCCCCTGCCAGTCCTCCCTCGCGCAAAGCCTCATTAATCCTCTGACACATAGCCTTGTAATATGGCCTCTCAGTCTCAAAGTACTTAGGAGTATCTATGGCTTCTTCCAGTAAAATAAACATCTGCAAGCCATTACCAGAAAAAACTACTGCCGTCTTATTATAGTCCGCACCCATTGCGAGGCAGGCAACCTGTGCCGTCTCTTCTTTTTTCTCTACATTTATATGGTCAATATCTATAGGTATAGCCATTTGATAATGGAAGTCACGCGCACGCTCGCCATGACAATTAGCCACAGTAAAATATAAATTCCAGCGCTCAGATTCAGGGATTTCAGCCAAGTATTTACTAGGATCCGCCATAAGTGCTATCACACTAGGCGCTGTCCAGTTCTTCTCGAAAAATCTATGTGTCTTTACTTGCTTGTTTTTTGCCTTGTCGAAATAATCACGGAGCCCAAGTATCTGGATCAATTTAACCACCTTTTGAAAAGAATACTATTCTCTTGTTTTTTCAAAATTAGTCAAGTATTATCCGTGATGTTGCGTCCCAAGCGTGACCACCTACTCAGCACACTACATTATCACATGGTGTAGTGTGCAATTTTTTCTAGTAGGTCGATGAATCTTGTATCAACAACAAAGTCACTACCCGTTATATTCTTGAAAGCATCGCGCACAACGCTTGTCTCATCATCTAATATTATATTTCCAGCCATACTAAAATACCTCCTAAGTGTTTAACTTAAAAGGTATTCATACTAAACTAATATTGTATTGACCATTAGAAACGAAGCGGCATAACCAGTAAATAATCCGTCTCGTTAAGAAGTATCTGCACCACACCCCGTCTAGAATCTGGGCTTGATAAAGCAACTGCTACCTTGCGCCCTGCGATCTCACGTAGAAAATAAGGGTTCAAGCTTACAAGAGAATCCTTAGTCTCCGAAAAAGTCCAACTGCAATCGCCATTTAAATATATACGCATCTTGTGGCTATTCTTAGTCTTGATGCTACCAAATAATAAAGGGATCTCTACACCCTTAAGTTGCTTGCCCGTAGGAACTATACCCAACTGCTTTATAACACCAACATTAGCCTCGTCCGAACACTTAGCCACTGTTCCTGGTAAATACACCCCATCCATTAGCTGTGTTTCTCGGATCAAGGCCCGGTGCCCGTCCGTAGTTATTTCCTTATTGTCTGATACATGGCTATAAGCCAAATGCGGCCTAGTCTCGTCCTTACCCGCAAAATTCCTCACTTCCTTATCCAATATCATCTCACACCCCCCAATCCTTCAATTTCACCCAAAACCCGCTCATATTCCTCGCGCAAATACTCCTCCACATCCGTCTCCAATGATTGTAAGTCACCGTCTTCTAGTACATATGAAGGGATTAACAACACACGGCTGCCAGCAAGAATCCACTCAATTACATGCACCTCAACGCTCGGACTATAACCAACCCCTACCTCAGGCTCCGGTGGCTGTACCTCGTTATGACCATATATATTAACCATTTGGTCGCCAAAAATACCCATATCCAATGAATATTCACTCACTATTATGCGGGTCGGATGCTCCGACTGCTCTTTTGGAGACTGTTTTGAGACTTTGTTGCCCGTTTTGTTACTCGTATTCATACTTGTTTCCTTTCGTTTAGCCATAATTGGCCGTTAAATTATATATTTTAGGTGAAATTAATTAAGGCTAGTTTAACCAACTCGAATAAAACAACAGAGGAGGGTAAGCCAGTAACTGAAAAACCATAAGGTAGCGGTCTGGGAACTCGATCAGTAGCAACTGACAAGCGTAGGACATAAGATTTTCAGGGAAAGTAAAGCTCTTTTGGAGACTGAGCTGTGACTGATTTGGACTTGATGAGGGGTTTGTTAGGTGTTTCATGTTTTTCCTTTCTTGGGTTTTATGCGGTGCGATTGGTTCATGGTTCAGGGTTAAAGTCAATAGGCTAAAATAGCCGTTTTTTCGTACAATGCAAGAGGTGCAAGATTGATGCTCCGCGCTCATACGGTGTGTTATGTGACAATTTACGGCTGCCCGCTGTGTCACGAGTGACAATTTACGGCTGCCCACTGTGTCGTAAATTGTCGATTTTCTTATGTACACTGTGTCAATGCCCACTAATACAATGCATAAAAAACTTAGTGGGTTCATTAGTGGGTTGAAAAACGCCAACAAAACCAATCATTTAACATAAAAACCCGTTAACCCTTTGTTTTTTTTATAATTCTCTCAAAAAAGAATATAATAGTTAAATAATGTAACATAATAATATCGTAAAAAAGTCGTAAAAATTAAAAAGTTTTGAAAAGTTGTGTACGGGTTGAGGTTACATGGCGCATAAACCTTGTAGCTGCTTAAAAACATTGGCTTTTTCGAGGCACCCGTAAACCCACTAAGTTAACGGGTTTTTTTTGGTACCCCTGTACACCCTCTCAGTTCATTCTCAAATCGAAATCGGCTTTTTTCGACCTTTTTTTTGAAAAACACGAAAAAACTATTTTTCACGAATCTTTATTTTATTTTAATTTCCCTGATTCTTGCTTCAAGAACTCCCAAACTGTGTTTAAAATCTCAGAAATATGTAGATAGCACCCCATGGCTAGGCAGTCTTGAATAGTGGCGTTTTCAGGAAGGTTATCAATTTTGGCATCTTCGGCGTATTCTGGGAACTCATTGAAATGTGCTCTTTGGCTGCGGTAGTCAATTGGCATGAGATATGCATCGATCATATCCCCTTGGAACTCGTCGAATTGGCCTTGATCTTTGATTCCCCATTCTTTAAGCGCGCCTAGGCAGTGGTATACAATTTCATGAATAAAGTCGCTAGGCAGCGCTTCATGATGTATGTCGCAAATAAGCTGTTTAAAGCATGGTGAGACTTTTTCGTTGAATACGTATATATTGCGTGGGTTATTGTTATCAAAGCCGTTGATAAGTTTATTAATAGATTCTTGGTCCATGTATCTCTTTCCTTTGTTATTGATTCGTTGTTTAGTATAGCAAGAACCGTGCAAGCACTGCAAGCACTATATTTCATTTGACGCGGTATTGAACCTTGGGCCGTGAAGAAAGTACAAGGGATGTGTGTATTATGTGCATGGTTGTGGTGGCTGGGATGTTGATGTGTTGCGCGTGGTATGTGATCCCTGGTGCTAGTGTGTTGGTTCTTGGTGCGTGTGTGGTGTGGCTATATATAGAGCGCTGATCCCTTGCGCCTAGTGTGGCGGTGCTTGGTCCTAGGTCCAGGGAGTAGGGCATTCTTATTTGTTGTCGGGTCAGGGGTCAGGGTTTATTTTATTGAACCTTGGTCCAGGGACCTATGTAAAAAAAGAGGGGGGGTACCCCCAAATTACTCTAGGGGCGGGGGGGCGTATATAGTTCAGACCTGTCTCCGAAAACCAAATTCCTCAAATAAATTGACGCGCTCCATCAGAGTTTTTCCTTTAAAGCCACCTCACTAATTGCTAGGATCACTCTTCGCGAAACGTATACGATCACAGAGGAGTTTTACAGAGCATGGCTGACGAACTTGACCCAGGACCCCAGGCCCCAAACTCTCCAAAAGAACCCCTTCAGACCTCCGTACAAGCTCCAAAAGAGCTTACCTCACCTATACCTCCCGCAGTCACTCCCTCCCCGCATCTCTCAGACGCGCACGGCTCGGAGTACATCACATTGAACGCTGATGGTTTATTGGAGTCGGTAAATTACCACACAGGTGTCCGTAGGCCCTTGGAGCAGTCACCTAACAGTGATTACTTGGAGAACCCTCGCGACCGTTATATGCGCATTACGAATTCAGATGGCGAGTTGGTGTGGGTCCCAAAGACGGCGTCGGCGGAGGACTTGAGATTTCTTCAGGGCGGCCGTTATACTTTTCCTTATAGTTTATTAATGGCTGACCGAATATGTGAGTTATTGACGAGTGGCAAGTCTTTGACGGAGATTTGTCAGTTACCGGATTACCCGAGTTATTCAGAGTTGTGTAAATGGCGCAGGCAATATCCTGAGTTCCGCGAGGCATTGGCTGATGCCCGTAGTGACCGAGCTGAGTTGATGTTTGACAAGGCTGTGAAGGTGGTTGAGGACGCGGGTTCTGACCGCGACGAGATAAACTTGGCTAAAGCACGCAGTGATATTTACAAGACGGCAGCGAAAGTTTACAGTCCGAAGGATTTCGGCGATCGGCAGCAGATAGACGCAAGGGTTGCAACTACAAGTTTTGTGGTTGATTCTGGTATTAGGAGACCTGGTGATGCTGGATATCATGCGGATCAAACGGCTAAGATACGTGAAGAAGAAGAAAGACTTATAGAGGGGGGTGAAGAGTGAAAGCATTAGTTCAAGACGAGGATTACAGTCAGCAAATAGAGGCAAACATAGAGGCTGAAGGCAGTGCAATGACTATAACGTTAAAGACTCAGGATTCAAGTGAGTTAGTCGTTGAGGGATGCATAGAGACATTACTGGCGTGTGCATCTCAGATGGCCCATAATTACGATATTGATTTCCAGGTTATTGTAGATGAGTTTATGTTAGAGGCAGTTCGCGGCGAAGAAGAGGGTGTGCATTGAAAGACAGGCAAGCATTAGTCGATGTTGAGTCAAAAGATATCAAGAGGTTTACCGAAAAAGTGGAGAGAAAGCCTAACGGTTGTTGGTTATGGACTGCTGCAAAAAACCGTAAAGGTTACGGGCAGTTTCGATATAAAGGCACGTTATACATCGCTCACAGATTTAGTTTTGAGTATTACAAGAAAGAGAGTTTAAGAGATCTCCATATCATGCATACGTGCGACACACCATCATGTGTAAACCCAAAGCATTTAAAGGCTGGCACGAACCAGGATAATGTTGACGATAAGATGGCGAAAAAAAGAGATAAAAAGAATACTATTACACACTGCAAGAACGGTCATGAATTTACTGAGGATAACACACGAATAAGAAAGTCTGACAACTCAAGACAATGTAGAACATGCGAAAGAAAAAACTGTAGTGATTACTACTGGAATAGAGGCGGAAAAGCCAAAAGACAAACCTACGATAAACTAAGAAGATCTTAGAAAGGAGGAACCGATGAATGCAGTTGAAAGAATAGTCACTGGCTATTTTCCAAGAAAACACCAAGAAGAACTTCATAGAAGTATGAAACGTTTTAATGTGATTGCAGCTCATCGGCGTTAGCTTCGGTAAGACTTGCGCCGCAATCAATGACATGCTTGATTTCACCTTACGTTGTAAAAAAAGAAACCCACAAGCTGCATATCTTGCGCCGACATACTCGCAAGCAAAGCGTGTAGCTTGGCAGTATATAAAAGACTACACCAAGAGTATTCCTGGCGTTAAAGTAAACGAATCAGAGTTAAAGATAACTATAGAGCGGGAAGACGACAGGATAACATTTTTTTTACTTGGCGCTGAAAACCCAGATAGTTTAACGGGTATTTACTTGGATTATGTAATCTTAGACGAGTATGCAATGTGTAATCCTTCTGTATGGACGACGGTATTGCGTCCTGCACTTTCTGACAGGAAGGGAAGCGCTACGTTTATTTCCACGCCTCGTGGGTCAAACTCTTTTCATAAGATGTATCTTTACGCTAGAGAGCAGATGAAAAAGGGGGATGCTAGTGATTGGTTTGCGGCTATTTATAAAGCTTCTCAGACTGGGATTATACCACGAAGTGAGTTAGAGGCCGCCCGTGCTACCATGTCGGAGGAAGAATACTTACAAGAATTTGAGTGCGACTTTTCAGTAGCAAATATCGGTGCTTACTACAAGTCTCAGTTTACTTTAATAGATAAGCAGAAGCGTGTAACGAGTGTGCCTCACGAGTCTGGTTTTCCTGTAGACATAAGTTTTGATCTAGGAATAGATGACAGTTCTGCGATTTGGTTTATCCAGACTATAGGCCGTGAGCGTCGCGCGATTGATTACTTGGAGGTCAGTGGCAAGGGGCTGGACGATATAGTGAAGTTGGTCTTAGCAAAGGGTTATTTGCTACGATATGCTTACTTGCCTCACGATATTAAGGTGCGTGAGTTATCATCTGGCAGGACAAGGCTTGATACTTTGAGAAACTTAAATTTGCTCTCAAAAAGAAATAACTATATAGTAGTGCCTAAGCATCGTGTTGAGGATGGTATAAACCAAGTTCGGATGATGTTGAGTACATTTTGGTTTGACGAGCATAATTGTATTTATGGTGTAGAGTGTTTGAAGGCTTACGAGCGCATTTTTGATAGTAAAGAAGGTGTGTTTAAGGGCAAGCCTCGCCACAACTACGCTTCACATGCGGCGGATAGTTTCAGATATTTTGCAATGGGGCATTTTTCTGAACAGGAGATAGATGGCCGAGATGATTTACCGGACTCGCTTGAGACGGAGTATGATATTTTTGGAGGGATGTAATGCCTAGTATATTTGAAGATTTTTTTCAGGGATCGAATGATTTCCTGGATAGTACTGTAAACTTGTTTACGACTGGTGATTTTGCGACAAGTAGGCGTCGCGCTCGTGAGAAGGAAAAAAAGCAGCAAGGTAAGGAAGCTGCGGTAGCCAGGACTAACGAACAGCTGTTTACACAGATATTAAAGGACCCGACTATTTCAAATGTGACAAGGGGCGAGTTATTAAGTTCTTTTTCAGCTAGTGGCGAGCAAATAGTGGCATCTGATTTTGGGTCAATTGAGTCGACTTTTTTAACGGCACAGGCAGGCGTTGCGCCGACGTTCAAGGCGAGGCAGAAGACAGAAGAGTTTTTGCGCGTGACACGAGATAAGCCAGGGGCTTCCCAGACAAGGTTTGTGGATAGTGTAAGGAATGTGGGGATATAATATGAAAATGACAGCGGAGCAGATAATAGAGCGGGCTCAGGCCTTAAAGGCAGAGCGTGGTGTATGGGAGGACCACTGGCAGGATATAACTGATTATATGTTGCCGAGGAAAGATGAGATCATCCGTACTGATCAGGCAAAGGGTCGCAAGAAGGGTATAGAATTATATGATAATACGGCACTTAATTCAGCGGAGTCTTTGGCTGGAGCGCTGCATAGTCTGCTGACAAACCCTCAGCAGCAGTGGTTTGAGTTAACAACTGGTAATGACATCTTGGATGATGTGGATGAAGTGCGTCTTTACCTGCAGCAGTTATCGCGTGCAATGCACAAGGTTCTTAACAATTCTAATTTCCAGACTGAAGTGCATGAGTTGTATTTAGACCTTGTTACTTTAGGAACAGCGTTTGTTCATATGCTAGAGGACAAGACATCGGTGGTACGTTTCCAAGCGAACCATATAGCTGAGATGTTTGCTGCGGAGGGGAACAAGGGTTTTATAGATGAGATTTACAGAAGGTTTAATTGGACAGCCAGGCAGATAGTACAGGAGTTTGCTCCTGAATTGGCGAATGAGAAGGATGAGGCAGCGCTTGAGGCTAAGGTAGGCCGAGCGGTAGCGAAGGCATTTCTTTCTTTTAAGCAGGACAGGTTTTTGATTATCCATGCAGTATATAGGTCTGATTTTAATGAGTTAGCGAAAAAGCCTTTTTCATCGCAGTATGTTTTAGATGTTGATAAGAAGGAGTTACGGGAGGGTGGATTTAGAACTTTCCCTTATTTAGCGCCTCGCTGGACTAAGGTCACAGGCGAGACCTATGGACGGTCTCCTGGGATGAATGCACTGCCGGAGGCAAAGACTTTAAATGTAATGAATTTGGCAATGATTAAGGGAGCACAGAAGACAGTAGACCCTCCTTTGCAGGCCCCTGATGATGGGTTTGTTAGACCTAAGCGAGCAACCCCTGGCGCGATTCTTTATTATAGAGCTGGATCTAATGACAGAATCCAGCCTGTTTTTAATGACACCAGGTTAGATATTGGAATTGATGTAACTAGGGACCGTCAGGCTAGGGTCCGTGAGTCTTTCTTCGTGGATCAGTTGCGATTACGTGAAGGTCCTCAGATGACAGCGGAGGAGGCAAACATTAGGAACAACGACAACCGTCGTTTCTTGAGTCCGATGTTGGGTCGTCAGAACAGCGAATTTTTGGCACCATTGATTGAGCGATTATTTGATATTATGGAGAGAAGAAATTTAATTGGCGAGCCACCGGAAATACTTGGCGGTGCTGAGATCAAGCCGAAGTATTCGTCAGCGCTTGCGCGTGCTCAGAGGATAGATGAGGGAAATAATACTTTGCGGGCTTTTCAGGCGACGGCTCCTTTTCTGGATCAGAATCCAGAAGGGTTTGACATCATAGATGTTGAGAAGGTATTGCGTGAGAACTGGAGAAACTATGGAGCTTCTCAGACGGTACTTCGGACTAGAGAAGAAATTAAGCAGATTAGGGATGCACGAGCTGAAGCACAGCAAGCAGCGTTAGAGCGACAACAAAATCTTGACGGGGCCGATGTAATGAATAAAGTTGCACCTGCGGCTGCAATTCAGCAGGGCGGACAGACGGGTGGTTAATGCTTAAACAAACAAAGTATACAGAGCTTGAGTTAGTGACAATGTTCCAACAATTATTTAGCGGTAAGGCGGGCGAGGCAGTGAAAGACTGGCTTGACCATGCTTACGGAAAACTTAGTTACGTCCCTAGTGATCCTCACGGGACTAGTTTTAATGAAGGGCAGCGTTCAGTTCTTCTTCAGATAGATCAGTTTCTTAAGGTAGATATAAAAGAATTAGAAGACATACAAAAGGAGACAGAGGATGTTTAAGCAGTTTTATTTACGCAGGGATGAAGCAGGAGACGGCGACGGAGGCGGTGCGGGCGGAGACGGCGGCGACAAAGTATTTGAATTACCAGCGTGGGATGACGTAAGAAAAGCATTACCAGATGACATAAGAGATTCGGAGATGTTTAATAATGTGACTTCAGTTGAGGGCTTGGCTAAATCTTATATGCACGCTCAAAAGAGTATGGGTAAAGATAAGATTGTTGTTCCTGATAAACATGCATCATCTGAGGATTACAGACAGGTAATGTTCAAGCTTGGTCTTTCTGAGAAGTTAGAGGATTATAAGTTCAATGTTCCAGAGGGTGTTGAGAAGGGCGATGATTTCGTGAAGGAGTTCACACAAGCCTCTCATAAAGCTGGTGTGCTTCCGCATCAAGCAGAGGAAGTATTTAAGTGGTACCGTGATTACACGACAGATGTTGTTGACGGCCACAAAGCCAAATTGACTGCACAGCTTGCCGAAGATGAGCAGAGCTTACGTGCAGCCTGGGGGCAGGCGTATGATGATAATTTACAGCGAGCAGACATCGCACTGAAGGAATTAATTCCGGATGATGCGGAGAGAAAAGAGTTAGTTGATTCTGGAATAGCTAAGAACAAGAGTATTTTAAAACTATTGGCTAGTGCTTCTAAATTTTTTGATGAAGATACTATTGTTGGTCAGGGCGGGAATAAATTTAGTTCTCTTTCACCGGATGATGCGCTGGCGAAGGCTCGTGATATCCAGGGAAACATGGAGCATCCATATAGAAACCCGAGTCACCCGAACCATGCGGCTGCACAGAAGGAAGTCCAGAACTTATACAAAATCGCATACCCTACATAATAGACTTGACAGAAGTCCCTAGGCATCTATTATGAGCTTAGGGGCAATCTATCGCTGAGATCCTTGCTATATGCGTGAATCCTACTGGGACAACTCCGAAGCGAAAAATAAGCTAAAACTTAATTTTTTATTTTTATTTTAAATTGGAGGACAATATGTCTACAGAGATTACTACGGCTTTTGTAAAGCAGTATAGCGCAGAGGTTTTTCATTTATCCCAACAAAAGGGGTCACGTTTACAAGATAAAGTAAGACGTGAGACTCAGAAGGGTAAGTCTGCATTTTACGATAGAATTGGTTCTGTAACGGCTCAGAAGAAAGTTTCTCGTCATTCAGACACGCCACAAATCGACACACCACATTCCAGACGTCGAGTTACTTTGAGTGATTACGAGTGGGCTGATTTAATTGACAAAGAAGATCTTCGTCGTTTACTTCAAAATCCAGCTGGTGATTATGCATTAGCTGCTATGTGGGCAATGGGCCGCGCTAAAGATGACGAGATCATTGAAGCTGCAAACGGTTCTGCTTACGGCGGAGAAGAGGGCGGAACAGAAGTTGCATTGCCTAATACTCAGAAGCTTGCTTCTGTAAGTTCTGGTTTTGTTGACATGAATGTTGGTTTACTTCGTGGGATTAAAAAGATTTTTGATGCTGGTGAAGTTGAACCTTCAATAAAGCGTTATTGTGCTTTCACATCAAGTCAGTCAGAGTCTTTACTTAGCGAAACAGAAGTAACAAGTTCTGATTTCAATACAGTTAGAGCTTTGGTCATGGGCGACATCAATACATTCTTAGGTTTTGAATTTGTAATGACTGAGCGTTTAGACACTCAAGTTGATGCATTATCTGCTAATACCACTACAGGTGTTGTTGGATCGGGATCGAGTGTAATTGGTCAAAGGCGTTGTGTTTTCTGGGCGAAGGATGGATTATTGTTGGCAACTGCTGATGATGTTCAGGCTGAGATCGAGAGACGTTCTGATAAATCTTACTCTACTCAAGTATATGTGTCGATGGGAATTGGTGCTACACGAATGGAAGAGAAGAAAGTTGTTATCGGACTTTGTGCTGAGTAAACAAATTAATTGAGGGCATTTTGCCCTCTTTTAATTAAATTTTAAGGAGATTATTTTTATGGCTACTTTATCTGGAAATTTGTATGGAACAGAGTTCAACAACACATATGTTGCTGAGCCTGAAGTAAAAAATGATGTGACTCTACAGCATGGTCGTTTACGTTACCTTTCAGGTACGTACACAATTCCATCTGGTGACGTTATTGGAACATCTGCTATTATCAAATTGTTTAAATTGCCTAAGGGCGCACGAGTTATTGAGTGTCTTGCGACAAGTGATGACTTGGGGACAACAGGCGATTTGAATATTGGTTGGGCTGCTTCGGAAGAAACTGATGAGAACGATGTTGTTTTAGAAGCAGCAGATGAAGACGGTTTCTTTGTTGCACTAGATGTTAATGCAGGGGCAGTAAGTAGAACAGCAATGGCTTCAACAGTTGCGGGATACCGTAAGAAATTTGATGCGGCAGTAGATGTTCAAGTTCAACCTTCAGAGATTACAACTGGTGCTGGTGATATTTTACTAGAGATGTATTACGTTTTAGATTAGAAAATTAGGGGGCTCCAATGGCTGCAAGTCCAGTTGATATTTGCAATTCGGCTCTTATAAAAATTGGAGCTTTACTTATTTCTTCTTTATCAGATAGTACGAAGGGCGCTAGATTATGTAACGCCCGTTATAATACGTTAAGAAAAAAATTACTTCGTGGTCATCTTTGGAACTTTGCGATGTCTCGCAAGTCTTTGGCTGCGACAGTAAACACACCTTCTTTTGAATTTACGAATGAGTTTCTTTTACCTAGCGATGTTCTTCGAGTGATAGAGACAGACCTTACGGTAGGTTCTCACTGGTCCATAGAACAGAACACGGACGGCAACAAAGTTTTACTTTGCAATTCAGCTTCTGTTAAAGTTTTTTACATAAAAGATGTGACGGATACTACTCTATTTCCCCAGGATTTTGAAGAGTCTTTGTCTTATTTGCTTGCAGCGGATCTTGCGTTTGCAATGACTCAGTCGCGTGCACTGCAGAGAGACATGTTTACTCTTTACAAAGCAGAGGTTGCGGAGGCTAGATCTTTCGATGCACAAGAGCATTCATTGCAAGAGGTCGATGCGGATTCGTGGATTGACGTGAGGGTATAATGGCAAAGTTTAATGACATAGTTCATAACTTTATCAATGGCGAAGTTAGTCCTCGTATGTACGGACGTGTTGATACGGACGTTTATCGTAGAGCGTGTAAGAATTTAAAGAACATGCATGTATCAATGCAAGGACAGGCAAGGCGAAGGCTTGGGACTGAGTTTCTAACTGACACTATTTTTGATGGTACCGACTATGTTGCTTTCGGTGAGAATTGCCATCTAGTGGATTTTGAATATTCTGATAACGAGAAGTACACTATTATATTTCCTGGTATTACAGCAAGCAGTGTTAATGTGATATGGGTTTACAATAATTCAACAGGAGTGCTTTCTATTGTTGGTTATGGGTCTGGGGCTTATAGCTCAGCTACTAATCAGACAACTTCTAATCTTCGTGACATAGATATTTTAAGGGAGATGAGTGTTTCTCAAAACGGTAGGGTTTTAGTTTTTGCGCATAAAGATTTAGTTCCTTTTATGATCACTAGAGAGGATGAGAACACTTTTCTTATGAGTGATTATTACAGTCAGGTAGTCACGATTGAGACATTTGCAGCAGTGAAGATGGTTCCTTATCAGACGTTGAACATCACGAGCACGACGCTTAATTTTAGCGCTGCGACAGGTAGCGGTATCACACTTACAGCGAGCACAGGTATTTTTAATGTGGGTCATGTAGGAGCTTTTTTTGCAGTACAAGACTCTGGCGCTTTTGGTACGGCCTATGTAACAGGCTACACGAGTGCTACAGTTCTAACTGTAACTGTTGTTCAAACAATTCCTGCGGCAGCAGTGGGTGGAAGCTCAAGTACTCAGTGGTACGAGAGCGCATGGTCTACTTATAGAGGCTGGCCTAGAACATGTGCTTTCTGGAACTCTTCT